AAAAGTTAGACGATGGAATTAACTTATGATGAAAAACAGAAACGAAAGGCAAGAAATCATACTGCCAATCACCTATATCCAAATCTAAGAAAGATTCTACTTGATGCAAAAAAGGCACGATTGAAAGATGATTTTGAGGAAGAAATGATACAATTAGAATATGCTTTGTACGGTGTTCAACGTAGAATGTCAGAAGTTTACTATATCTTAGATCATCGAAAGACAAAGGATTGGAAGTGTAATTCGATATGAAATATATCTATCTGTGCAATATGACTGTATACCAAACAACTACTGTAATACGTGCATATTTAGATGAAAAACGAGCACAGGATTTTTGTGAACTGGCAAGAGATACAGTAATGGGTTATCAACACGCATTTACAGATTATGATACAGAACACAGTGAAAATAATAAAAACCAAGTAGAAGAAAGGCTTCAGACATTGGCAAGTTTGTTGATCTTTAATGTAACCTTATCTAAAGAACATAGTTTCACTGTTAAAAAAATAGGGGTTTGGGAAAATTGACAAAGAACAAATGGACAGATGTTCACTATTACCATCCTCCACTATATAATAACAAACTTTTAGTGATCGGAAGTGTTAAGTGATGGAAGATAGAGAATTTGAATTCATTGTTTACAACCGTACAGAAAACAAAATACTTCTTGATACTGTAAGACAAATGGATACCAATTCATTAATAGAATCTATGAATTCTATAGACACCTTTGGAAACTTTGTTGATTTACCTCCTGAAAAAAGACTGTTCAGAAAAATAGAGTCTTTGATAATAAATAACTCAAGACTGAACCCAATCACAATTCAAAAATATATCACTAATAACTGCAAAACTGACAATCATAGATGGTGTAGAGGTAAAAGTGCTAGGTGGGGAGTTTGTGAATGTGAATGTCATTCAAGAAAGGAGAAGTGTTAGAGGATGACTATCTGTGTAGATTGTGGTAAAGAATCAATGTATTATGAAACTCGAAATAATGTTTTAAGGTGTAAAGAATGTGGTGCTACTTTTACGAGAGCATCAAAAATAAAATGTCCTTTGTGTAAAGGAGAGGGAAAAATCTACAATGTCTTATAATTCGACTAACCCTATTGCGAGAATGTTAGGAGAGAAGAGTTAATGGAACATAATCTAAAATGTAAAATTTGTAACAAGTTTTTCAATTCAAAACATGGATTAGGAACTCATAAAATGTGGCATAGATATTGGGATATGGTGCGGGATTTGAGAAAGGAGAAGTGTTAAGAGATGCCTGACATAATAGGATCAATTGAAAAAGAAATTCATAGATTAAATACAAACGTAGATGAATTAAAAAAAACTCAACCTAAGAATATTATAGAAATAGCAATCAAAATGATGATTGTTGATTCTTTAGAAAGAATAAGAGATGATTGTTTGGAGTTAGGTAAATGACATCCATGAACTCTTTCGCAGAAGTGTCATTCGATATGTCTAATAACCTACAAGGTAACTTACAGTATGGATTACCTAGATCTACTCTTAAAAATGAAACAAGAACAGAACCCCCAATATCTGTATGCCTTAGTAACTGCATACGATTACCGAGTGAAACATATCATTCCTTGATAAAATGGATGGAGAGTGCAAATCTATGAGTGAAGCAATAGGAAGAATAACACCCATTCATAATAATGATGAAGTATATGAAAAATTCAGTAAGGAGAAATCTAAGGACATCACAAAGTTTGGATTAATAATTACAGGAATGGTTGTATTTTTTCTAACAGTGGGGTTTATTCTTTGAATAACAGTAACGCATTAAGGGAAGGAGAAAAGAATTGAAAGATTTTGAAATAAAAGTATCAGATGAAACTTATGAGAAACTTTTAGAGATTATTGATAGACTTGCGATACCACCAGATGACACTTACGCACAAGAGGTAACAGAGGAATGAACATTTCAGAAGAAGATTTTGACTCAAAATATGCCAAGACGTTTGAATGGACAGCAGACAATCAACTTAGACGATTTAGAATAACTAGGCATGATGGGACAGTCAAAGAAATATTGTTTGCTGAAATCCTTGAGAATCAAAAAATAAGAGATAAGATTAAGGAATGGATAGAAAATAGCAATCATCTTCATTCCCACAAAAACTCAAGAAGAGAAGATCCTGACAACATTAGAAATAATTTTGGGGGAGGATTTAACTCTGGATTTTATAGAGCATTTTGTGAGATAGAAAAAATACTATCGACTAACAAAGATGCTCCAGAGGTAACTGAAAATTGAATCTTTTTTCTAAACAAATATCTCAAGATGATATTGATTCATGGAAATTACGTCATCCTTTATTTCAACATAAGATTTCTAATTGGCAAGAAATATTCGATCTGAGAGAGGGTAAATTAGAACCTGAAGCGGAACTAACTTATCTCAAACAAGCTTTAAAGGATTCTGTTAATTTGTACAGTGATATTCAAGTAAGATACAAAGATGTGTTTTATGAGGTGATACAATATTTAATTACTAAAAGAATTGATGAATTGTTAGCTAACCAAAATGCTCAAGAGGTAGTTGAATAATGTACATTCCATTCTGGTCAGAACATAAAGCAATTAAGAAAGCCAAAGAAGAATTAGTTGATAGTTTACTAGAACTTGAAAAAATAACTGAAGAACATCGTATCAGTACTTGGGAATTAGTCAAAGCAGCTAACGGTTTGAAACAAGGGGGAGATGAACAATGAAAGATTTTGAACGGATAGACAGATTAGAAAAAAAATTTGATAGATTGTTACTTGCAATTAAAGAAGTTTATAATGAGTTTAGTGAGGAAGGAAAAGATGAAACCGATACTACTAAAAATTCTCGTCTCATAGCATGTTTGGCATTACAAAAAATCTTGCTAAAATATTTGGAATATGGTGGAGTTAAATCCCTCAAATGACACTTGAACAGAAAGGGAAATCGAGAAATATCATCTCTTAAAACATATTAAATACCACCCAACAGCACACCAACCCATAAGCCTCGAGGAAGCGTAGTCTCAGATGATTCAACTATAGTGCGTGGAGAGGTTGGTTTTATTATTAACAAATGATATAATTCTTAATAGTCTTTATATACTAAAACCATAAAGTATTTTGTATATTGGCAATAATAAAAATTAGGCACATACACACGCACAAAATGGGTGGTTATAATACCCAATACTGAATGGTCAGATCTCAACAAAGATGGTAGAAGACTAGAGAAGATAATTCTTCAAATGAATACCAAAATAGAGAATACCAAAAATGATGATCTTAAACTCGCCTATATAGACAGGCTAATCAAAGCTACGCATGTAAAGGCATCAATAGCTGAGACTGTTCTAAATGTAAGAAACATTCTCAAAGAAGCACAAAAGAATATTCCTGTAGAAGTGGTTAGCAATTAGCCTTACTGCCAACTTTACAAAAGATGTGCGTACTCTGCAGGCTCTCTCTATTGAACATAAACAAAACACGGCATTTCTTCCTAGTCTTGAAGCACAGGATGTGTGGGATTGGATTCAAAAGTATAGACCAAACGTAGGAGGTGAGGCACGCAACTTTGATTTAATACCGTTCTGGAAAGAGTTCTATCTAGATCCCCACCTACGCAAAGGTGCGATATGTGGTAGGCAAGTGTACAAATCCACGGCAGCCACTGACTTTTTAGCATATGCCATGACTGTTGGTCCTTTTAGATCGGCAGGCTACATCACACATGATCCTGATTCATTAGAGGCATTCAGTGTAGAGAGACTCAGAGAGGGAACATTTCTAGCTAATCCACATCTAGCACCATTCTTACCTCATGGCAGGGCAAACGTAAAGACTATCAAACTTACAAACCACTCTAGATCATATCTAAGACACTCACAAAACAATTACGCAAAAGTTGAAGGACTAACACTATACACTCTAGTATGGGATGAGATACAAAAGCAAGATTTAACGAAGAGAAGGATAGCGTTTCACACTATTCGAGCCAAGAAAGGAAACTCGATAATGTTTGGTATTGGTGGAGAGGAAGGAAGTTCATGGCATGAGTTGCTAATGACTGAAGCTGACATTTACGACTGGAAGTATGATGACAAATCCTCATATGAAGATGAGATAACTGGAAAGAGATGGCGTGGTCAGGGCTGGCGACACAAGCTAAAATTTAATGAGGATGGAAAAATTACTAACACTACTCAGGAACTCTCCAAGATATTGTCAGGCAATCTAAAAAAGGTTCATTCAGCAAATTCAGGAGTTGCCACATACAAGATCTATCATTTCCCTCAAGAGATATTCCCTGAGATTCCATTAACCATATCTGACTGTAAAAAATACAAGATGGAGATTCATGATTCCGTAGAGTATCAGGCATTACACGAATCAGATGATCTGTATCAAGCCCACTGTAAGGGATGGTTTTATGCATCCAGGGGAAGGCCTCTAACTTTGGAAATGATTAGGCGATGCTACGATGATAGTGTAGGATTTCTCACGCCAAAAGAGATAGAGAGACTAAAAGAGAAACATGGTAGTGCAATGTCTGTTATGGGGGGAATAGACTGGGGAAGTAACAAATCAGGCAAATCATACACAGTATTCACAATATTACTCTGCTTTAGAAAGACACAGTATACTCCAGCTCACTTTCAAATAGCATATCAAAAGAAATTCCTCACAGAGAGGTCTGATGCAGAAGAAGCTAATGATCTAATCCCCTTAATCAAGAAATACCATGTAGATCATACTGCGTGTGATTTGGGATATGGAAAGTCAGGGGTGAGAATATTACAGGCTGCTTTAGGGTATAGTAAAATTAAGGGTGTGTTCACTCTTGGCAATTTACTAGAGGAAACCCACACCTTCCAAATGGATGCAGAACTAGACAAAAAGAAAGTCGGTATTACTAATCCATACCTCAAAGTACACAAGACTGAACGTGTGGATCATCTGGTGGGTATCATAAAATCATCAATTGCAGACATTACAGATCCCACAAATAAACGACTAGCCAAACCCAAACTTGTAATCCCATATGAGAATCCATTAGATGTTGATTCATTGGAACAAGGCCTACTCAAAATAAAACGTGCTGATTTAGAAGAGGATACGCTAGGTGCAAAGGAGGAGGGTGATAAGAGACAGCATGCAGAGAAACTATACGAGCATTACTGGGATGAAGTCTCAGCATTAATTCACGCATTTATCGCATATGAGAATTACCAACCAGGCGGATATATGCCGACTGTTATTAAACATAAACGTAGATATTAATAATTATTAATAAGTATGAACACTAAAACAACATAAAAGTTATTAAGAAAATATTGTAATCATAATAACATAGTGATGTGCTTGGGGTATCGAAACGGTACGAGTTGTAGGAAGGTAGTCAGAACAACACGTCATAAGAAATCATGGGATCAATATCAGTTATGTTCTAGATGTGCTAAAAATGATAATACTAAAGATTACAGGGATAAAATGCATATAATTTATGAAACAACAATTTAACCATGAAAAGGTGGCCTACCAAGTTTTTCGTAGCACCAACAAAGAAAACAACACGAGCAATCAGAAAAAAAATAGGCCAGTTTATCATGCCACCAAGCTATATGCCAAAGAGTACAAATAATTACAATAATAATTCACTATCCTTACAATCACTCAAACATCACATGAACACACCAATCACGGAATTATCCCCTGGATTATCTCAACCGGTGTGGGGACCTGAGATTAGTACAGTTGGTGCATATTCCAGAGAGGGATATACTAGCCGTACATTTGATTCTCCAGCTATACCATTTAGCACACAAGCCATCGCCTTACAAATAGATGAGGATGTCCAGCTTGCAATTAACTCACTATCTTCTCAGGTAACCGGTGGAGAGCATTACATCAATACTGTATCTAAAGAGATTACAGACTATTTGGAGAGATTCACAAGTGACATGTCATTTGATATTTTTGATACTGAACTAATCAAAGAGTTGTTATGGTATGGCAATAGCATTTGGAAGCCCCGAATGGGAATCGCAAATGTAAGATCAATGGATGATCTTATGCATATCCCAATATCATCATTTGTCAGAGTATGGTGGGATAGATCTCGAGTGCCATACAAGTATGAGTTTAGGGGTGCAGAATATCAAGGGTATCACAATCCAGGAGAAATAATTCACTTTAACTGGAATCCTGTAAATGCTTCAGTATTTGGTACAGGCTTTGGTGTAGCTGTAACATCACCTCGAGTATTTGATATGGTAACTAGTGGGGATGAGACGCAATCAGTTACTTTACCATCAATGCTTGACAGGAAATATGCTATCCAGTTTATCATGCAAATGGCGTCTCAACGTTATGTAACAAGAAATGTGTATAACGCACCAGAAGCATCCGAAGAGGAACGAGCACAATTGCAATCATTTGTAGAACAATTACAAGTAGGTCAGGACTTAGTGTCAGGTGCAAAACTTCTTGAAGTTCAAGAACTCGGAACAAACACCCGAACATTCAATCCTACTGAATTTATCGAGACAGTATCATCGCCAATAATGAAAGCACTAAATGACTTTTCAGGTAAACAAGGATCGGAATCCTCACATCAGTACGCAAACGCAGAATCAGCCCAAGAAGAAAAAGAATCAGGACTATCAGCATTTACCATTGCAGTAAAGACACAGCTAGCTAAAAAATTCTTTGAGCCGTGGTATGAGGCAAATCCATATGAAGGAATGGACTATCTTGCTGGATTGATCCCTATGGACTGGTATGACATTAAATTTGATCTAAACTTTGGTACAATGGAAAAGAAGGATGTTCCAATTGAGGATCTAATAAAACTAATTGATTCATATCAGCAGAATCCGATACTCATGCAGAATACTCAACCGTTAATTGACATGTATAAGATGGCAGGAGTTCCATTTAATGAAGATACTGAGCAAGATATAGAGAACATGTACAATGATCCAATGGGACAGATGGCACTAGATAATGTAGAGCCACAAGAAGAACTACCACCACAAGACGATATTGGAGGTGGTGAGGTATATCCAGAGTTTAATAATTTTACGATGGGTAGTCCACCAATGGATGATGCCATATATGATGATATGATGATTGATGTAAGGGGGGATGGCATGATTCCATCTGACTATGAGCAGTCAGATGTATCACAAGATTTTGAATATGGGAGGGATTACGAATGATTGATACCTATAGTGATTTTAACAACTATACATGGAGTGGTGCAACTACAAATGGTCTTGCTCTAACGACCGATGATACAGACACATTTACATTTTTTGTAAATGGAACTACTGAAACGTTTTATCCTTCTATAATACCTGACAAAAACTGGATGCCCTATCAGTATGTAGAATATGAACCCAAATGGCACAAAAAATATGCACGCTATAAAATTCAAATGGAGAATATGTGGAAAAATCAGAGAGATTACGAATAATGCTTTGCAATAACGATAATCCCATTCGAAAGAAAATGAGAAGAATTCAAACTGATCAAAGGGAGAAAGAACCATAATGAAAATAAAGATAACTACCAACTTTGGCACATACATTGTAAACATACCAGAAGCTAATCACCACACATTTGCAATTAATGAATTTTCTGAAGAGATAGTGGAGACTTGCCGATAATGAAACGGTTACCATCTACAGGTGGAATGATCTTTGAATCAGGAACTGCTTATTGGAATTACAAAAAAACTCATCCAGAATATATTAATAAATTTTGGGAAGAAAACACAAAACCAAAAAATCATTGGTGGGAGATATGGAGATAATGCCAGATCAACAATCTAATCAAACGGTTGCTTGCGAACATTTTAGAATTAGATGTGATAATACGGGAAGCGAGCAGCGACGTCAATGTGCAGATTGTAAAGTATGGGGACATTTTGAGTTTGAAGACCCAACAGAAGATAATTTTACATTAAATTCTATGAGGTTCGTAACCGAAAGGAGAGAAAGAAATGCCTGAGAAATTAGAAAGATGTGTTAGAGATGTAAAAGCT